ATATTGATTTGCCCCGAGCCAACTCCCCCCAGTCCACCGACGCCAGTAGCAGACGTCCCAGAAGACCGTTTTCCGCCCGCTCCGCCAGTGGCAGAAATCAAGGAACCGACTGAGCTAACCCCACCATTTCCCCCGTCGGCAGCGGCTGTCCCAAGGGTTCCGCCTTGGCCCACAACGATCGACAGGATTTGACCCGGAGTAACGGGGTAAGAGCCCCTTGCATGACCGCCGCCGCCGCCGCCGCCGCCGAGCCAATTCGAGTCAGTTCCAATATGGCCGGCGCCACCGCCGGCACCCCACACTTCGATGTAGAGCTGCCTTACACCTGCTGGAACCGAGAAACTAAAAGTCCCCGGGGTGGCCCAGGTTTGGTTGGCACGCCACCCCCGGCCTGCCAGCAGAGCGCCCGACAATCCCGCCGGCGTCACAGCGCGGTTAGCGTCACTCCCACCCGCTACTTCAGCATCCGTTGCCAGTTCTATCCGTCCAGCCTGATCCGTAGTGGCAAGTGGTGCTTCGAGAATCATTTTCTCGACCGCCGCACCAAGCTGCGCCCACTGACCGTAGTTAGGCGTCAAGCCTGCCTTGGTAATCGTATTGACGATCTCCGCCTGGATGCTGTTTGCCCATTGAGCCATGATCGGAGTGCCCAGCACGCCATTTTCGAGATCACAGTCGATAAACCAGCCGGGCTTATCGTCCGGGCTGCCGTTTTGAGGAATACCCGCACTTGGCAAAGGCATCGTCGTAGACGTATCCGCGTGGCGGATAAGATCCATTGTCCGTCTCCAAATTGAGGTTAGGCGTAGAAAACTGCGAGGGCGATATGGGCGGGAACGAAACGGCGGATCAGGCAATCAAGAGGCTTTGCGATGCAATCCCCCACTCGCATGAGGCCACTCCTGCCCGTTCCAACCCTTGGGTTGGCGTTTCCAGGACGACAGAGAACTCTGACGATTAGCCCATGCCAATTGCCGCCCACGCGTACACACCCGGTGCGGGCGTGGCCCGTTCCCAAAGGCATAGGCTCTTGAAGGTCGGTGCCATACCCAAAGCCTTCGATAAAGGCCTTGAGATCTGAGAGCCGGTTAATCGGCCCCGCCGTCTCGCGCATCAGGATGGCCGCTCTGCGGGAGACCAAATCTCCCCCGCTTGCCGGATCACAGATATCCGGCAAATCCAGCCAGACCTCCCAGCGTTGCAATAACTCAAGCGCACTGTGAGGAACCGTCTCATTCAGGAGATCCGCCGCCCGCTCCGCAATCGGCATCAACATCGTTTTAGCGAGCACTCCAAGCACCTCGCCCAGTGCCGTATCTTTCTGTCGGCTCCAAACCTCCCCAGGCGGCAACAATGACATCAGGAGGTCGTGATAACCCTCAGGATCGCCATAGGGGCGTATAGAGGACATCTGGCCAAGCAAGCGCGGCGGAACGGGTGGACAGGTCACACTGGCCATGTCACGGCTCCCAAGATAGGGATCTGCTCCGCGGTCGGGATAATATCCCCAGTGGGCGCCAGCAAAATATGATCATTTTCCCCGGTCGCACGGCTGATGGCCTCCCGGAGATGGCTGATCGGCAGACGTTCCCCCACTGCGGTCCCATGCTTAAATAAATCCCGCAGCTCCGCTTCGACTGCTTGCCGCACAGCAACGGTCGCCGGTTGCAAATTTGCGATGCTCACCGGCACGAGCAGAGGCGTCGGCGCCATCGCAATCGGTAGTGCTGTCAGGGGGCGTTGCTCATTCAAAACGGACTGCACCGAGGCTATGTCGCCCGGCTGTGGCAACCCATCGGGGTAAGTATCGTCCATCATGAAGCGAACGGTCACCAGGCCCACGGTAGGTCTGCGCGCCGCAGCCCACACGCGCGTCACGCCAGGGATAGTTTTGGCCCATGCGATATAGTCATGTTCGGCACCCCCTTGAGGTGGCCGCTGCACATGGGCCGCAAGACGTGCCCTCAAAGCATCGTCACTCTCTTCTGCCGTACCGCCTGTGAGCCCGCCTTCGGCAACTGTCGCTTGCGAGGGAACCCCGGCCAAAGGGGCGATCAGGTTAAGACCTGCCCCCGCTGGCAAATTTGCCTCCGAACCTAAGGCAAGGGCTTCTACTGTTATGGTGGCCTGACCATTGCTATCAATAATGCCGCCCGGGGCCGCTACTTCATAGACGGCCTTTGTTGACCCGACATAGCGATGGCCGACCGGTATCAGTGCTGCCGGTTCTGCTCCGGTTATCAGAACCTGGCCCACGGCCGGCCCGGCGGCGTGGCGCGAAAGCCCTCGCCATTGCGCATGCCGATCCAACATAAGGCCCTGGGCACGATCAGGCAGGACGGTCGCGGCCACCGCCGCCAGATGGCCGTGCATTTCATGAGTTGCCCCAGCAATGACGGCAGCAAGCACACCGAGGTTCGTCCAGCGCAAATGCGCTTCTGCACCGGGAACCGCCAGATTGAGCGCATCAGCGGCCCGACTCATCAAATCCGGCAAGCTGGGGCGCTGGAAGCCAATATCCTGGACATCCATAGGCCATTCTCCTTTGCGAACTAAGAAATCTTGATATCGCTACAGCTTTCGATGCCGACCCAAGGCGCCTCTAGCATCAACTGCTGGCCTTGTTGACCGGCCCGGGAAAGGGCGATGGTCAGAAGCAAGACACCCGGTCGCGGGTTCAAGGCTGTGACATCCACCTGCTGTGCGATGCCGTCTTCGATCAGCCAATCCAGGGCCTCCCGAGCATAGGCCTCCGCTCTCAGCATCGTGTCGGACGTCTGTTTTTCACGGGATAGCAGCCACAAACGCGAACCGATCGGTCGTGGGTGGGCAATGTCGGCCCACCAGCCCCGACGGTCGTGGTTCTCGGGATCCGGTAATCGATCATCCCCATGGGCGCGCCGATGGGTGAAAAGGCTGATAAGCACTGCGGTCGTCAGATCGCAGCCAATCGCCAAACCGTCTTCCGAAGGAGCAAGATCGCCGATGAAGCGATCGCCCCGCCAGATGGTCTTGAAATCAGCCATCTCAACCTCCCTGCAGCATCGGAATGCGCCCAGCACCGGTTAGAAAGCCAGGATGCCTGATCTCCCGTGGATCAGCGAAAGCTGCAGCTGTTTCCGGCCAACGATTGGCATCCCCATAAATGCGGTGCGCAACCACCAGCGAGGGCGTCGCCATAGGCAGGCGCACTGTTTGCAGATTGTTCGGCAGCAGCATCACGGATGTACGGGCCCGTTGTTCCAGCAGGCCAATCGCAGTCCACGCTCCGTCATCTCGCCTATCGGCGGCAGCTAATTTTTCACGATCCAACCATTCCAAAAGAGGCACCATCTGCTCAAAAGCCTCCTCGCGAGAGGTCGCATTCTTGATCAGATCCGGCAAAAGCCAGTGTGTCGCCTCGCCCAATAAGACCAAGCGCCCGCCTTCCATAAGATGCCTCTGTGCAACGATGGTTTGACGACGCCACCAGCTGACTTGACTTGGGACAATCGAAGGGCTCAATGCAGAGGCAAAACCAGTGAGATCGCGAACAAGGCGAGAAGGCTCGATACGCGCCGGCAAACGCTGCCGGCCGATTGCATCGAGACCTAGCGAAGTTGCAAACATTGGCCCGAGACTATTGCTCAAGAGCGGGCCGATACCGTCTGTCTTGCCAAGAAAGCGATCGGCATCGCTGAGCAGTAATCGAGCATTCCTGACGCTCGAAAAGCCTTCAATCCCGGAGACGGGCAATAAATTGCGTGTGGCCTCAAGAAGCCCGGCTAGGGTCGTCAGGCCCTCGCGCGCACCAGCCCAAGCAAAGGAAGGTGCCCCATGTAAATCGATGCTGCCCAGCAGATCCCAACCGGCTTGTCGGACGGAAGCTGCGGCTGCCTTGATCGCTGCAGCTGGCGAGAGGCGGTTTTCGGTAGGGAAAGCTACTCGTGGCTCTTCAGCCTCGATAAAGCTAAGCTTTAGCGTGACCTTGCGCCGCTCACTCCGGCTTTCTCCCAGGTCGGTCGGTTTGGGAACGACCCAAAGACGGCCTAGCCATGGGTGGTTGAGCTCGCCAGCGCCAGCCGTCTCAAACGCCGAGATCAACCGATCGCGCTGTTGATCGACATCGTCACCGACCAGATAGCCTTCAAGCGTGAAGACTCGGTCCTGCCGGCCGACATCTTCCTGGTACCCCAGGTCACGCTGTGGAAACAGGTGGCTTGCGAGCCGTCGGCCAACCGATACCGAATGAGATATCGCGATGAAAGGAACGCCGCGAAAATAGGCCGTCTTCAGGGCCTGAGAATTGCTCATCGCCACTTCCTTATACGAAAACACCCGCTAACGCGGGTGTCGGGCATGATCAAAGATGCTCGGGGGAAGTATCACCCCGGCTGCAGACCGCTCATCTCATCAACAGGCACTGATTTTTCAGGATCGGGGGGCTCGGCGGGCGCAAGGGACAAGCCAACGATGCTGCCGCTCTCGCTCAAGCTCAGGTCAAAGCGCTGCACGACCAGATCGCCCTCATATCCAAGGTGTGGATCGATCAGACGAACCATCTGCCCCTTCCACCAAAGCTTGCCATCAGGACGCCGCCAGCCTGCCAGCCGCAGGTCCGCCGACACCGACTGCGCCTTTTGCTTGGCGACGATAAGCTGGGCTTGGCGCTCAGTGCTGCCTGACTGCTCGTCGGCACTCGCCTGGCTCATCATAGGGCGATAGCGGGCTACCTGGTCGTTTATCGCCCGACCTTTGACAAGAGCGATCGCGTCGCTGTCGCGAGCCGTCGCGCGGCCACCCCGCCCGAAGACGTCAACGGGGGAATAGAGTCCTGCGTGGTCGAGGCTGACACTGCCCCTGAGGATAGCGTCTTTTCGGGCATCAAGCGTGATTGCATCGCCGTGCGCGCCAGCACCGGCAAGGACGAGATCTCCCCACGGGCCATCGCTGACCAGAAGCGCGTGCAGGGCGCACAATCGTTTGATTTCCTCAAGGACAGGCTCTCCGCTTTTCGCGTGAAAATTAGGAATGATGGTCGCAACGCCAAGCTCCGCGCTCGGGCTGACCGTCAACAGAATGTCGAAAGGCTTCAACAAGGTTTCGATACAGTACCTCAGCGACACGTTGCTCAGGTTGACCCCAACCTCGACGCAGCAATCGATGAGATCCGCTGCCCTCGATCGCCCTGCAACCGAAACTTCATGCGCGCTGCCGTCAATCGAGCGGCTGGCTCGCTCGATATATCCCGTCAGTACCCTCTCGGAACCAATTTCCAGCGTGACCGCACTGCCAACCGTGATCGGAACCGTGATGATGCGGGGCGGGCGCCCCCCTTCCACCCAACGCTCGGACAGAGTCAGGGTAAAATTGGTGACGGGGGAGTTCAGACTTCCACTGATCTGTACCTGCTTCCAACCGGCGAACTCCCGCCCATCGACAGTCAGCAGAACAGGTTCCGGCGCAGGCGGCCGGGCAAAAGCTTGCGTCATCACTATGTGTCCTGGAATGCGGGAAGGAACCGATCACAAGAAGCCGTGCCTTCTTGGCCCCCCATTTATCGAGGGCGCTGGAGACCGGTGCTACGTTTATGAAAATCTACGGCATCGGCATGGAGTTCCAGAAAGTCGCTTAGGCTCAGCGTCTCAATTTCAGACAAAGGCCAATGGAAAATGCCGGCAATATCCGCCCTCAGCGCACGCCAGCTCCCAGGAAGCTGGCCACAGTAGGGCCCACCAGTTTCGAAGCTCCGACAAAATCCGACGCCTTCATCGCCTCGATCAGTTCGACCGGCTCGCTCGATAAAATGGACAACAGCGCAATACCCGTTTCGATACTGCCGGAGACATGATCAAGACGTTTGAAATCGCGCACTTGCGGCTCGGTCTTGAAAATCAGCGAATCCACCCAGCGACTGGCCGTGAATTGGAACGGATGAGTCAGCGTATAAGTCACGGTTTCCATCAAAAATCCTTCCCTGTCGCAGCGTAAAAAAAGCCGGCACTAGCTGGCTTGAGAATGGGAGGTAGAGACGGGAGAGCAGGCCGTCAGATACCCATCGTGTAAGAGACCGGAAGACCTCCGTGCCGCACGGAATACTCTAGCGACTGCCCACCACCGGCACCTCTTATTGCCTCCCTCAGCGTCGCTTGCGTGGCTGCCCCGAACCATTCGATCTTGTCGGTCAGCCTCTCGGTGGCAGCGGGCAATGTCCCCAGTTTTTGCAGCAAGGCCCAGACCTCGGGCTCCCGCTGCATGAAGTTGGCGGGCGGCGATTCCTTAAGGTCCAGCCTCTGAAACTCCAAAGGCTCCTGGGAAAGAGAGGGTCTTTGCGGGCTCAAAGGGCGCCCATTTAAGGGAAAGGCCGGCAAATACCGCAATGGACCGGATTTCGATCCGACTTCCGGTGGCTTTTCCCCATCCTTCGGCGCGTCTTTTCCCCAAAGCGACTGAAGCTTCTTGCGAATCTCTGCCCAGCTTGGCGCTTCGTCGTAGAGATCACCGCCAATGATGCGGCCCAGTAGTCCGCCGATCATGGCTGCAAACTCGCGCCCCAAGACCATGCCCAGCCCATTCCCGACCACCTGGCCCAGAGCCTCGGCGCGGCCCCGGCCATCGCCTTTTTCGTTGGCGACGAGATAATCGACGCCCCCCGACAGTAAGTTGAAAAACGGAACC